CACCCCGAAGTTATATCAATTTCATCGAGTTCAACATTTGCATTCACGGCTTTGATCGCATCGAGTTTACTATCTGTATCTACGGCCTCGATGGCCGCTTTCAAACTCGCGCACTTCTGTAATAGAAACGTTCTACGCGCCACTCCGTCGACGAATACCCGTTTGATTTGTTCAGTGGTGTGATTTCTGTATTTCCTGACTCCATCCGTATCTGTGCATTTGTACAAAACGGAAGCATTGAGTAAAACTAAATCGCCGAGATTCGATTGATCGTCTCGATCGCTGCTATAAAAGTGTAATGCACCTAACGCAGTGGAAACAAAACCAGACCTGATTTTTGACTCACAAATAGAATTTATTTGTTTAATCAAAGAGTCTCGTTTTTGAACAACATCGACAATCCAGCCATCCGTCTCTGTGAAAATTTGATGAGGCAACAAAAGATTCTTTTTGTCCTTCAACGGTTCGAAATCCGTTTCAGTTTCCGGATCTATTTGATCCTCCCAGCTTTGTAGAATTCTTTCCTCTCCAGTAGTTTTGTTATAAACCGCCGTTGGCTCAAAATTTTGCGCGACTCCTTCCACAATTTTTGCGCGAAAGATTTCTCCGATCTGCGGATTGTAATGGAGAGAGTAGACTATATCATGTCTATCTAAATCAAACTCACCCCACGCCAATTTTCCGGTAAGTTGGTTTGGATCCACATTGATCCAAATTACAATATTCGAATGTTTATCGATTATATAGTTGCTCATTTATGCCACTCTCACCTTCATTCTCACTGCTACGTTAACAGACGTTGTCTCGTTGCCTATTCGGGGTGTTCCATTTGTCCCGTCACTGATTGGTAATGTTGCGTTTATTGCGGCCCCACCCCAAGTGCCGCCGCCTGTCATATTCCATTGTCCTCCGAATCCAGCGTTCAGTCCGTAGGCGCCTCCGGATACGTTGCCGGGTGGCACTGAGAGCGCTTTCCCCTGCGCCTGATCCTGTCCCTCATATCCGACTGCGCCGCCGTCATAGTTTCCGCCCGCGGCCTTCGCTCTCGTTCCGTGAACTCCAGCACCCCGAACAAAAATTCCCTTTCTATCTCGTATATTGAACGTCGTCGAGCCGTCCCCGAAACCGAACTCCGTATCAACAATACAATCTCCTATTTGATTCGAGGTCAGGTCGATGATCGCCCCTGTCGCCGTTGCAGAGATCTGAAAGTCGTTTGTCGTCGGATTACGAACATAATATTTTACTAATGCGGTAATTCCGCCGCCCGAAAACGAGAATTTGACCAGACTACCTTCTGTGCGACCGTGTGCAGAGATGCTGATTCGATCAGTAGACGGATTGATTCCCGAGACGGATTTGTGGACCAGATTCCACAGGGCTGCGAACGTGGTTCTTGAAATCGCTTGTCCGTTTGCGTCCTTGAAATAATTGGGATCGAGCTGATCTAAATTATCCTCTCTGACTCCACCGAGAGGGATTAGGAGCGAGTTTAGCCGTGTTATATCATTCTGCCTTGTTACTTCTTCCGCACCGATCCAACTCTCAATCGCATTGAGTGCGTTTGTTATACTCGAACGCATAGAACTATTGAAACGACCGACTAACGCAGACAAGGAGCCCACCTTACTATCCGTATCTAACTTCGAATTCGTAATCGAACTGTCGCGAATATTGCCAGACTTGATACGACACAAAGAACGAAGATCATTTAAGATAGAAATGGCACCGTTTGAACTACGAATTTTATAGAGAATTACGTCTTCGGAATCAGTAGTTTCCTTAAACAAAATCTCGAACGAGTTTTGACGGTATGTATTTGCATATCCGGTAGAATCGAGATAAGGAGAAACTTCTGTTTGAAACTTGTGACGTAAAACAACAAACGAGTCTAAATTCTGTCTGGTTACGAGGATATTGTTTTGAGCGGCTACATGAATCCGCCTACCTTTGGAATCATACGCAACAACATCCGTGATGTTTACCGTATTTGGAGAAGATCCAGGTGTAAGATCGCCACCGAATAAAACTTCACCCGTAACAAGATCGGAAAAACGTTCCATGATTTCGTCTTCCATGCGGTTGTGTTCGGTTTCGAAGTCGCCCTGAAAAACCGGTTTACCGTTTGTTGGAAAATTCAAACCTCTTAAATTACTCATAATAAACTCCTAATATACTAACCAATAGGATTCAGCGCCTAACAACGTTTCGGACAATCGGGCTCCTTTCCAAACTTGACCGTCTTCCGGAGACGGGGGATTTAAATTCTCCCAGACTTCCCAAACGTTTCCGCCTATGTTGATTGCGTCTAAAATACGGATTAGATTTTGACGGGATTTTTTACCAATCGAAGGGATATAAATTCGGAAGGCATAAAAACAATAATCACGAGAACCGAGGATCATACCGATCGGATCTCCCATTCTGTATTTAAAATCGAAAACCTGTTCGACTGAAATTTGATCCGTCGACAGTCCGGTGATTCTCGCAATTAGATTCTTTTTAGTAAGAAGAGTCGGCGGGAGACGACGATACTCCGCTAAAAATAAGATTCTGAGATAATACGAACTGTCACTTTCACCCGGTTCACGAGATACATCATAACGAGCTCCCCACCAATCGAGACCCTTACCGTCTGCTGAATCCACCCAGATTTGTTTGTACAACCAGTTGGATCGTTTGAGTCGTTCCTGAATCACAATTAAAAACGCAAAAAGAACTCGATACCAAAGACTATTGGAAAGACCTCCGGTTCCGTTTTCATTCATTGGAATTGGTGAGGGTGAAGTTTCGCGAATGGATCTTCTTAAATTCTTCCAAACCAGCGCGTCGAATGAAAAACGGAAACGACTCATGAATACACCGTCGCAGTTATATCAAACCCGGAGCCTTTGACGGCAAGACTACCGGCGGGAATGGAAATGTTATCCGAGTTGTCCACGTCACACTGAACCGCATCCGGAAGATTTAAAAGGTTGGAACGAAGTGAGTTGGTAACAAAATCGTCCCCGTCCCTGAGAGAGAAGAAAAAAGTATCTACAATGTTTTCGAGTGTGATCGAATCCGGAATCGATTCAGCAGAAGCGAAGTATATAACAAAAACTTTATTCACTTCAATTGCGTTGATATTTTCGCAGACAACTTTTGCAACCCCTCCAGGATTTTTATCTTCGCTATCGAAATGCGTTTCTACAATTTGCAACTGTGCGGATGAAATCGCTCCACTGGCGCCTTTCAGCAGAAGTTTTACAACTCCCGGAATTCCGATCGCTTTGCTGCTTTTAAAAATGGCCCTTTCTACAAAAGAAAATCCCAATGCTTCGCTGGCGTACCACTCCGGAGTCCACAAAGATGAAGATTTGATTTCGGCCTCTTTGAGACGAGACCGAACGCTTGCGATTGTTTCTCTGTCACGCGCTACAAATTCGGGAATCGTATTCGGATTATACACAACGTCGCAGTCTTCCATGTAATCGATGATTTCGGAAATTGCGTTCCCAGCAACGTTGCCTTTTGTGCCGGGAAGAAGTGCTTCACAAATCACTTCCACCGTATGAAAACCTCTTGAATCAGAAGGTGTTGTGGGAGGAATTTTCGATTCTTGCGTAATTTGAAACTGAACCTTATGATCCGCAGTTCCTACAATTTTTCCGACAGGAATCAAAACTTCGTAAGGAACAGGTGTTTTAGAACCGATTCGGATTCTGTGTTTTGCGTGAGTCGATTCTTTCCACTCCAAACCGTACCGTTTTAACCATTCGTGAAGATCCTCTTCTTCCGCCGTGTGGTAGTGGATCGCCTTTTGAAGCGCTACAAGATTTTGATCGATGAAAAGATAGATTGCGTTTGCGATGGATCTTAGAATCGTGCTTGCCTTGGAGTCCCGAGTAAAATCATGACTTTCAAAAACCTTAGAGTTAGAAACGTACCGCTCAATCTCTCTTTGAACGTTTGATTTTGTAGTAAATAAAATCAAGAATTCCCTCCAAGATCTAAGGTCAGCTCTTCTCCGCTTTTTAATCGGAAGTAAATGGAAAGCCCTTCTTTCAGTACGGAAACTTTGATTGTGCCGGAATCGATTTGTGGGAATTGAGATAAGATTCTAAAAGCATCATTCATCCGCTCCTGTGGACCACTGTCGTCGTCTTCGTAGAGGTGACGACGCTGGTTGCTATACATTTCCGGAAAATCGATGTCGTCCGCAGGAGTCATGTCGAATGCCTCGATTACCATCGAACGCACGACTTCTATTTCCGATTCGCTATCCGCAAAATCAAAGTTTTTAGAATCGAGTAGTAGATCGGATGTAAGTGCGTCGGTTAAAAAATCCACAGATAGAAGTTATCTGTGGGAAGGATTATAGCAAGTGATTCGAGTAATTGATTGGAATGAATGTCCGCTATGTCTGCTATTTTTTTGTGCGAGATAGCGGACGAAGTTCATTCCTCGACTTCTTTTTTAAGTTCTTCGATCGCATTCTGTAGATAATTTGTCACCCTTTTGAACGCCTCATCCGTTGCTGTTTCTGGAAACCCTCGATATTTTACTCTCGCAGGGTAAACGGAAATGACCTTTTGATCACTACATTCGAAGACAAGAGCCCAACCAAAAATGTGTAAGAAGTGATTTATAAACAGAACCAGTCCAGTCGATCGAAACTCATCCCAATTTTTTTTGTTACCATATCGTTCATTTTTATTCTCCTTTTTGTTTCAAAATTCAAATTTGAGATCGCGGACAAAGTTTACGTTTTTCCGTACTTAAGATTCGAAACTTTTAAATCGCTTGGAACCGCCGGAATCGGTTTCGCGGAAATGGTTCCCACAAGTCCTGCTTTGTAAGATGCTCCACCGTCCATAGGAACTGTGGGCGAGTTTTGAATCGCAGCGTAGAGGGCTTGTAAAGAGGAAACGATTCCGTTCATCCAAGTTTCCAGTGCGTTTGTATCGACTCCGGGAATGGTTGCGTCTCCAATATCCACCTTTCCTTTGAGGTTAATTTTGTCTTTAATGGAGTCTAACGTAACTTCTAAGGTAGGTCCGTTTTTTAAAGTTAACTTTCCTTCCGCGAGTTTACCGAAAACAGAAAGTAACTGCGAGTGATCGATCTTAAAACCTTGTTCGTCTACTTCAATCTCGCAAAGCTCTGCGATTTTTGTTTTGATTTTTGAAACTTTATTGAAACCGATCGCTACCGCTCTACTTGCGTCGTTGTCTCCAAAGAGTATAATACAACGGCTTCCCGGAGCGGGTTTGGTCGGCCAAAACCAACGTATATTCTCCTTATTTGCACCGTTGACTGTCGCAGTCAAAAGGCCCGGTTTTCCGGAATCGTTTGGTTCTTCCTGAACACGAACAACTGTCGCCATTGTGGCCCAATTGATCGTAAACTCGGAAAAGAAAAGAGTAACTAAATCTTGTGCAACGCTCATATTGCATCCTGAAATTTTACGACGGCCGGGTGGATGATTTGTCTGAAAGTCGCATTTTTTGCAGACCAAGTTTTGACCACCTTATCCACGAAGATGTCTTTCGATCTATCTTTGTCATCCGGATCTTTGAATGTTATGATTTCCGAATGTTGAACGGAAGGAGCCCCGAAGGTTTCAAATTCTCCGACAAGACCGGTCCCCGCAATCTCGTGATAGATTTCTTTGGCTCTTTTTTTAAGTTCGGAATAGGAGATTCCGTCCAAGTCAAAGACAAGTTCTTCGCCGCCACGCTCCGTATATGTTGTTTCCTGCATTCTGCCCGTGTCTATATTATAACTTCTTAATTTTACCTTGATCGGCCTATTTTCTCGTGTGGAAAGATTGTCCTTAATTACGTTGTGACCTAATTGAAATATTTTCTTTTCCTTGGGAGCCGAAATTCGAGTTGGATTTTGGACGATTAAAAAGCTATTCCTAAAGAATGCGTCTATTCCATATTTCTTAAGCCTATGAAGCACGAATGCAGCGCGCTTTCCTGCGGTCAAAATATCATAACTTAATCGCATTGAGGCAACGGCAGGATCGATTTTAGGAATTACATTCTCAGCGGAAATACAACGATTTACAATTAAAGGAATTGTCATCTTGTCAATATTGAAATTTACAGTTTTAAGTTGAAGATCATACATATTGTCTCGGCAAACAATTTCCAAGGGCATCTTTGGAGATATGCTAACCACCTTCCCTTCGAATTCAAGAGATTCTTTGTATCCTTCATACCAGGCCCACCAACGTACTAAATCACCTTTTTTGAATGCTTTACTGTCGTATCCTTTCATCTTAGGAAGCTTGATTGTCAGCTGAGAGTGTGGCTCCTTTCTTCCGGAAACGAGTTCCGCTTCCGAAATTTTGTGGAGTATTTTGCCTCCGATCAGTAAACGTTGTCTCATGATTAGCGCCATATTGCAATTCTCTCCTTAGCATTTTGAAATGCTCTTCGATCCAGAAGCGCTGGAATCGTGATTCTACTACCGATTGAATATCGAAGAATTCTCCGCTCGTTTTCATTTCGGATTCGTTCGCTAAAGTGTTCCGTAGAATAGTAGAATAAACTTAAGGACTCGTAAGAGTCGTTTTCGGCTACAGTATGGTCCAAGTCCGAAGTGGGAAGATTCATCTGGATTTTTAAGGCGATCCCTTCTTTCAATTTCTCGGGCCAATCGAATCCGATTTTTTGGATCAAATACGAATTTGAATCTCGAAGGAGAGGCCACAAGGTCCAGTCCCCCCAGCAAAACGCAGCAATTCTTTGAAGCGTATCGTTCTCTTTCACTAAATGGACACGCTCATTCATTTCGAAGGAATTCCCAAATCAAACGAAAGGTCATCGCTAATTGCTTCGATGCGAACCGGGAGCTCAAAACCTCTATCTTCATCGGGGAATTCGACCCGAGTTAAAAAAACTTCCATAATTCCGAGAGCATTGATTTTAGGATGAATGATTTCCAGAGAATCCATTTTTTCCCATTTTGATTTAATGTCACGCAACTCAGAAAGAGCGCCTAACTGCATTCCTGTGTTGCTCACGAATTCAAACTCAATCGTAAGTTGCCAGTCATGAAACCCTACAATTTCTTTGATCGTCCCTTCTCGTCCCGGAACGGTTGTCTTAGAATAGTTTTTCTCCTGCGAGATCGTAACCTTGGTTCCTCTCGGACAACGATAGTCTCCGATTTTTACAGGATCCAAATCGGATCCCGTAACCGCTAAAAAAGAACCGCCTGGAATTGGGTCTAAAATCATTACAAACCTCCTGATCCAAAACTAAATGGAACCGCTGGGTTTCCACGTTCAGCGGATTTCCTGATTTCGGTCGCAAACACATTTCCGATCCAATCTCCGGCGTCTTTGTAACCGGATGAGTTGTTTTGAAAGGTGACTTTGTCTACGAGTCGATTAATTGTAATTTGAATTGCCGGAGCCTTGGATGTTGCTCCCGGAAAACTTTGCAGCGGGCTATTCAATAAAGAAGGATCTAATTTAGGCATTTCTAATGCTTTGGAGTATTGAGTTTGATTACTTAAATCAAGTTTTGCGCCGCCCGTCTGAGTGAGCATCTTGTCCACGCTACCCATGCTCATAGAATCGGATTTTGCGGAAGTTTTTGCAGGATCCGGAGAGACGGCCTTAATGGTATTTTGTGTAGTTCCGATGACGACCTTGTCTCCTCCGGTTCCGAAAAAAACTTTTACCGCGGCGACCGCCTTGTCCACCCAACCAACGATAGAAGCCCAGTTGTCCTTGATCTTTACCAAAGCCGCAATCGTCCAGCCGATCGGTCCGGTTAACAACAAAAGAACGGAGATTAGATTTTTGTGTTCGTTCCAAGCATTGGAAACGACACTCGTCCACTCATTCCAATAATAAGCAGCCGCGGTTACGGCCCCGACTGCGAGAAGGATTCCGGCAACCACCCAAGTGATCGGATTTGCCCAAAGGGAAGCATTGAGAAGATTCGACGCCCAGGTAAGTCCGGTCGTAACCGCGGTTTGAATGGTTTGCCAAGCGGCAAGCGCCTTCGTTCGACTCGTCATGATTCCATAAAGGAATGTTAATGCTTTCCAAGAATACATTGCGGTCCCAACGATGCCGATTAACGCGTATTCTGCGACTGCCAAAGCAATCGTCGCAGTCCTGTTGGCAACTTTAGCGGCCCAATTTTTGACCGTCGCGATCGTATCGAAAATTTTTGCAGCCGCGGCGGAACTTGTTACGGCCGTATATGCGCCGATGATTCCGACGAGAGTAGTAAACGCACCGCCTAAAAATAAAGCGACGGAACCTCCGATCACGAGATAGGAAATAAATTTTCTAAGTGCGGGACTTTGGTCTAAAAACTTAGTCAATCCGGAAAGCATACCCCCGAATCCTTTTACGATGGAAAGAATCGGGCCTGTGGCTACGTCTTGACCGAGACTTGTCTTCAAACTCTTCCAGACTTCGGAAGTCCTTTCCAATTGGTGCGAAAGATTGTCCTGATTGATTGCAGACATTTTGTTCAAGGCTTCCGCGGTTCCACTTAGGTTTGCGTTTCCCATTTCCGAAATCGAAGTTTTTAACTCTCCCATTTTCGGAAGAAGGTTTTCAAGCGCGGCGACGGCTTCTTCCGAGCCCAACGCTTTTTTAATTTCGTTTCTTGCGTCGAGTTTTAAGACCTTGTTACCGGTTGCTTGATCGATTACAAAAGCTTTTGAATATTTTTTATTCATTGCTTCCAAAAGTTCCGGCATGGATTTGATTTGACCCTGTGCGTTTTTTGCGTTTAGTCCGAGCTTACTAAATCCTTCGCCCACAGAACTCAGGAAAGCGCGGTAACTTGTACCCGCAACACCGGGAAGCATCGTGTTTTGAAGCATTCCCAAAACGGCCATCTGCTCCTCAAGTTTAACGCCCATTCCGGCTGCTGTTGCGCCTAACCCTTGCATCGCGGCTTGCATCTTCGCGCCGTCCGTTTTAAATTTCTGAACCGATAACGAAAGAGTATTTGCAAAACGTAATGCAAACGCAGCATCCGATTCGTTGTACATTTTTTTGAACTGAGAGTGTGTCGTACCGAACAAATCCGCAAGACCCGCAAAATCTCCTTTGGTTGCGATGGCTGCCTTACCCAAAGCGCCCGCAACGCTTGAGAGTTCCGCTGGGTTTAAAGTGGATACGGCGGACTTGATGTCATAGATTCCGGACAAAAATGTTTCCTGAGCAATTCCCATGTCTCCGGTCATTGCGCGAACTTCCGAAGAAATTTTAGAAACTTCGTCTTTGGTGACGCCTAACGATTCAATGTTTTTTTCAAGCTTGCCTGCTTCGAGTCCGGCTTCTACAAGAGATTTGGACATGTAAAGTCCAGCGGATCCGAGCTCCAGCATTTTCTGTCCTGTGTGGACCATTCCCATCGAACGATCGAAAAGTCTTGCGGACGCAGACGTATCGTCCATGCTCTTTCGAACATTTTTCCACCGTGTCTCGATTTCGCCGAGGCGACCCGATACGTAATCCTTAAGACTTAAAACAACACCGAGTTCGAATGTATCCATTTGTACCTACTTGTAAAGGTAAAGCAGATAGACCGTGGACATATAAAGGTTTGTTACAAGAGGTAGGTATTTAAGAAATTTATTTTTATTAAACGGAATGACGATCAACGCCGGAATGATTCCCAAAAAAGGAAAGAAAGACCAAACAAACAAAAATCCATAGATTGCATAAGCGAACGGAATTAAGTCGCTCACTTTTGGATTTTTTGGATCAAAACCTTTCCAATCTTTCGCCATATCGCCTATTCCTATATTCTAAAATACTAACCTATTGTAAACAAAAGATTGTCACTTGCCGAATGCTTTTGCGATTCCTTTCGCAACACCAGCCGCGATCAAGTCGACAATCCTTTCCTGTGTCCATTGCAGATCTTTGCTTCTTTTTGCAATTTCTTCCGCGTCAAACGGATCCGGAACGGGAACATCGGGTAATAAAAGGCGAATCAAATTTTCAAGCGCCCCGAACCCCGAACGAATTTCCGCTTCCCGATCCTCTAAAGCTTTTTTGAAACCGCCTCTTGGTTCAGTTTTGCCAGTTCGAAAATTTTACGGGAAATCGAAGCCGCAAGCCCCGGAGCTCCGCTACCAATCCAACCGGAAAACGTTTCGGCGCTTGGATACAACAAGCATCGATTTACGAAATCAATATCCGCTTCGATCGGATCGAGTTTTTTGGACCTGTCCGAAACTTTGGAAAGAGTTTCCTTCGAAGGAACCCTGCACAAAGTGGAATATTCGTCCACTTGAATCAGGTGCAGGCCGCCCTTGTCGGATAAAAATTCCTTGATCGCTTCGATTTCCACCTCGTAACGTGCAAGAAACTCTTCGTCGATCAAGACGTATCCTTTCGGTAGGCTTGCGATTGCCTGTTGGTAGTCTTTAAATTTTTGAGAGCCTTGTAACTCCATTTTTTTTCTTCTCCTTGTATTAGGTAAACGTAATGATCGGATAGCTTGTCACGGCCAAGTCGAGATCGGTTTCGGCGACGTCCCCTCCGGACTCGAACGGAAGCGAGAATTTAACGATTTTCACCGCGGGAACGATCAAGAGTAACGTCCCGCCTTCCACTTCACAGCGTGCGGTCAAAGGGGATGGAGGAAGTTTCAAAAGATCTCCTCCGAACGCAACCGCGGCCCCGATCATGTATTTCAACTCGTCGAGTTCGATTGTCGCTTTCGCCTGACGTTTGTAAGATTTTACGGACCAACTTACGGGTTCTCCGCCTTTACCGAGTTTGAATGCGACGTCCGCTTCGTAGTCTAAACTGAATTTAGAAAACTTGATGAGTTCGCGACCGAGCATGTTCAGAGTAAAGTTTTCGAAACTTAAACTCTGCGGTAAAATATCTCCTGGAATTGGCATTTTGATTTCCTCCCTTTAATTTTGATTATGCTAATGCGAATTCGGTGGACCACTGAATCGCATCGATCCTATCTTTGACATACATCTTGAGCGTTACGGGAAGGATCTTTCTTCCGTTTAACGTCTTGATCGGTTGTAACTTGATTTCGTGACCGGAAATTTCCGCTTCTCCCGCGCGTTCCATTTCGGAAGAAACTTTCGCGTCGATCATAGCCTTGAGATAGTCAAGGCCTCCGCTTCCTGAGTTCGTTTCCGTATCCGATTTTAAAAACGGAAGGGATTCCCGATAAACGATTCGGTGCATTTTGTTTGCACGTCTTAGCTCCGGAATATACTGAAAATCGGAAGTAGATCCGGCCATCAGGTTGTCGGATGCGATATACACACCTTGGTAGTCCGGATAGATCTGGAGAATGGTCAGACCTAAATCGTCGAATGCGGTTTGATAACCTTTGTACCCTTCGTTCCAGTACCTGATTCCGATCAGGGTTCTGGATTTATTTTTAGCAACCCAAGCGGCGCTAACGTTGACCCGATGAGCGGCGAGACGCGCGCAAAGAAACGTCGCCGCGTTTCTCCATTCTCCGATCGTTGGGGCAAGTTCGAGAGATGCGTTCCAACCGCCGTTCGAGTTAATCCCGCCGGGGATGTAGCGACCTTCCGCTCCGACGACACAAACCTTTTCGTTTTCGTACGAGTCCCATTCGTCTTGGATCCGCAGGAAATACGTTTCCGCGGATTCGGAAGGAAGTTTGCGTTCAATTTCCAAAACGGCGAAGATGCGAAAAAGATTTCCCGTTCTCATTTCTTCGAGAAGTGTAGAAACCGAAATTGCAAACTCTCGACTAACACCACCAATGTGGTGGAACCAATAAAAAGGAGTGTTCCCTTGATCTACTGTTTTTAGAGACTCGATTGCAACGAGCCTTGCTCCTGGAGACGCATCGGGGCCTTTGATGGTAAATGAAAACGTATCTCCTGCATCAAACGTATCCGCGGGAGTTGTGCCGTTATGAAACGTTGCGGTTACGCCCACGGAGAGTGCAATAACCCCGGAAACTGGAGTTACAAGCAGAGGTCCAAATGATTCCCCACCGTCTTCGCTTTTTCTGTACTCCGCGGTCCCAAGCGCTCCCGCTTTCGTAATTTTTAATACTACTTCTCTGTTTCCGACGGGAGTTCCGGAAATTGTAGGAGTGTTCGCCAAACCTGTGTTTGCCGGACCAAGGATCACCGGATCCACGCTTCCCGCCTGATCATTCTCCGGACGAATACAAAGAACCGGAACCGGGACTTCTCCCAGACTCTCGTCAAATTCCTCAAAGTGTTGTTTCAAAGCGTCGACCAACTCTCCTTTGATGAAAACGTCTTTACCCTGCTTGTACGAAGAAATGAGGATCGGAGTATTTGCGGTGTATCCTTCCGCCTGTCCGATTTTTGCGTGGACTTTATCTTCGTACGGAAAACTGTTTCCGAGTCCTCCTGATACGTGTGTGGTTGTGACTGATCCTATAGCCATTACTTTCCTCCTTTTGTTATAATAACTTTATGAAATAATAATATATTTTGAAGACTGTTCATCCTTTATGCTCTCTCTACGGCCGGATCTTCGATTTCCAATTCCGTTCCGGCCAATGTTTCCTCTTCTTCGATCGTGTAGAGTCCGTCTTTAAAAATGATTTCCACGTAGAGTTTGTAGTTCCCGGTTTCTTTTGCCGGATCGTCTAAAATTCCGGTTTTTCCGAGACGAACTGAAATTGGAATTTGTTCCTCCGATTTAATCCAAGTCCGAAGACTTACGAATAAAAGGCATTGATCCAAAATTCCGCGGTTTAGAACGGAACTGACTACGTCCGCATCCGGATCGTTCAACCAAAAGTCGATCGTATACCTGAACTCTTGTTTCGCATGACGCACCGCGTTCTGAACGAAAACGGAATTGCCTCGAACGATTCTTCCTAAACGATGTTTGATTTTTCTTCCCAAAACGTTTGTTGGTTCCGAGTATTTTAAAATCGCACACGGAATTTTTTCCTGAATCTCGTCCAGAGGAGGTTGGTATTCAAAAAAACGATCCGCGGGAAATGCCGCCGCATCTACGATTTGGAGACTCGTTACCATCTCCCGGATGTAATCGATGTGAGACTTTCTCATTTTTTGAAAATCTCCCGCATCGCTTCTTTGAAATTTTGGATGATTCGTTCTTTAGAATCTTCGTATGCGGGACTAACGTGCGGCCTTGCAGGAATATTTTTGGCCTCAAATCCTCGTTCCAACGCGCGGGCTTGTATCGAGTTGGTTCCTACGATCGTAGTAGATTTGTCTATCGTAACAATTTCGTATGACGCGGAGTATTCTCCGTCTTCGATGAGAGTTAAGGGAGACTTTCCCTGTTTCTCTTTTCTTTCTTTTGTCTTTTCCGAAAGTTCCGGCCAGTTGGATTTGTATTTTTGAGAACGAATTCCTTTGATGATGTTCGCCTGCACAAGTGCCGCGTTTTTGTCCTGCACTTTTGCGAGCTTGTCTTGTCCTTTGGAAAGCGCACTGGAAAGCGCTGGGCCAAACGTATCGGTAACGGAAAGAAAACTCGATCTACTCATACTTTATTTCCTCCCGCTTTTGGTTTGGTTACTTCGATTCGTATCAAAGAAAATCCTTCCAACTCTTGCACCGGATGAATCGTATCGACGAGCCATTCCGATCCGTCTTTCTCGATCCTACATTCTTGGGAGAGAATTTCCGATTCCAAATCTTCCGGGCGTATCTGGCAAACGGCACGGTATTTTTGCCTTTCTCCGACTTCGTTGTCGGAAGCCGCGTCTTTCCAAACCCAAATACAAAGAATATCTTTACCGCCTCTATACGTTGTTTTTTTAGAAGCGTTCAGTCCGGACGGAGCGGGAACTAACGTTGGAGTCAGAATCTTGATTTTGGTCTGTGCTCCTTTTTCAAAAGCACGGTCCAGTATCGAATGGATACTCATGCTACCCCCGGAGATTCGGAAGGTTGTTTTCCGAATAAAAGAAAGTAGGCTTTATTACGAAAACCTTCTACGATTTCACCGCGATCTTGCGCACTCATACGAGAACGTTTGACTTTAGTTCCTTCACCGCCGCCTGTTGAAACTTCCTCCGGGTCAAATCCGTCGTTGTATCCGAACTCCTCAACGATTTCAGCTTTGACGAGGAGAACTTCGGATGTCCGAAGTTCAGTTGTGTACGGAGGACTATCGGGAATTACAACTCCCCAGGACGTTAGTCGTGCTTTTGCCAAAACAGCCGCAGACTCAAGAAATTCCTCATACGGAGAGGCGGAATCTCCGTCTCTTACGTCGGAAAGGTCCAGGCTTTTCGCCTGGATCCTGAGTTGTTTTTTGAGTTCTGCAACTTTGTTTAACATACGTTTGTCGATCCGATTAAGGTTTCTTCGTTTTGTAGTGACAGCTTGCAGAGAAGAGTTTTGCAAACGCGAAGTCATAACTGATTACGGAAGCTTCAATTTGTTCTCTGATGAAGCGGTCGCTTTCTACGAGTTGTCCGGCGGAATCTTCGTAGAGTTCGAGCGTAACGTCTTTGTTCCAGGCGAGGATTGTGTCATCGTCCATGTCCGGATGGGTCTTCCAATTGACTCCGAAGAAGTTCAACACTTGCCCCGTTTTCACGTAACCTTCGAGAAGATTCATGGACTGGAACTGTTTGAAGTTCGTTTCGTCTGTGAGCATCTTCTCTAAAAAGTTTTTGCTTACGACTGCGTGAGTAAACTCCACTCCCTTATCCGCGGAAAAAAGAAGATTTACAACGTCGGAGTATTTCCAAGCGCTCGCAGCCGTCTGAGAGGACGACGCTTCTGTTCCGGTGTTTCCGTCGCCGATCTTAATGACGCGTAACGCTTCCTTCGTAATCTGTTGGGAAAGTTTCCAGCCAAAAACTTGAAAGATGTTTTGCACTTTGAGAATTTGCATTCTCTTCAAAGACTCGTAGGTGAAATCGATTTCGAGTCCGACCGGACTGGTTTCAATCGCTTTGTCCTGAGTTTTGATCGTAGCCTTTGGAAATCTACTTCCGCTTTCCTTCGCCTTTTTTTTGGCGGTGAGATCGGAGCCTTCGATGTCAAACGCTACGGAACGTGCCGCGCCTTGACTGATTCGAGTTTTCACGGAATGAGTATCTTCCAATTTTACTTGGAGCTGACCCATGTTCATCCCGATGTAAATGTTTTGGTTCACGAACTCGGGAAACAAATACTTGGATTGATTGGACGCTTTGATAAAGTCATCCACAGAAAACGAAGCCTCTCCGATCGGAACGTCATTCGCCATGAGTTGGCGTTCGAATGCGGAAAGATTTTTTCCGACGGGAGTTTCCGGATCGTATCCGAAGGTCGACTCTTCTTTTTCCATGAACTCGCTCATGGAAAGCCCGTCGCGTTTCGCGTCGGAATACGCCTCTGCTTGTAGGTCGAGACGAACGAGTCCGTTGTCTAATTTTACGTGTGGCACTTTCTTTTCTCCTTATATTATACAAACAAGTTTTTTAGATCCGGTATTGACCGAGATAACGAGCGCGCGGGTTCCGCTTGAAGCGGTTTTGATTTTTCCGGCTCCGTCTCCTTGAATGTTCAAGTAGCCGAGAGTCGCGTCGGATCCGGAATATACATATTCAAGAACTCCGAAAACTTGTAGCCCGAGTGTTTTTTCCTTCTCGTCTACAGACACGATTTGCCCCGCTGGGGAGTCACCATCTGCGCAAAGGGAAACTTCCATGTTTGCGGAAAACTTAGCCGGTTTTCCGATTGCGTCCTTGGTGAGATTTTGATGTTTTACGGTGATCGTTTTCGGTTCTATGATTCCACGATAACCGACATCGAATGCTTCGTCTAAAGGCATGTTGTTCTCCTTTTATTTCTTACTCAGTTTAAAACTGTTCGGGTTGGCTTTCTTTTGGGAAATCTCGCCGCCGTGAGGTTCGCTAAAGCTTCCGGATGCGCGGCTGATTTTTTTCGAACCGCAGTCTTCACATTTGAGCGGATGCGAATTTTCTAAGGAAGCCCCGTACTGTTTAAGAAAAGCCTTCGCCTGTTCGAGGTTTGCACCTTTGATCAAACCTTCGATAACTGGATCGGGATTGTTTTTCGAAAACGCGCGGAATGCGGTGATAGCCTTTTCCCTTTCAACGTTGAGTAGCTTTTGAGGCTCTTCCAAAAGGGTTTTGAGTTCGGTAACCTTGGATGCGAAGTCTACGTTTTCCGGAAACGTATCGCTTCCGAAAAGTTTTGCGAACTGGTTTAGATTGTTTTGCAAAACGGCACTTTGGCGCGCTTGGTCTTGCAGTTTTGCGATTGTTTTCCCCGCTTCTTCGAGCACGGATTCCATTTTTTCCGACGGTAATTCCACAGATTCGCCCTCCCCAGAGGACAGACCGAATTTTTGGGAATCAACCCCCAGAAGTGATAAAAATGCGCGTTTGATCTTCATTCTATCCTCCTGATTGTTTGAGTTTGGGTTTAAAAGATTGCTATTTGGGAAATCGAATCCCGCGAACTTCCTGGCGGTATCATCTGCAGGAATGGCAACGAGACTTGTCTCCGGAATGGAAAGAATTTTTGTTACGATGAGTCTTACGATTTGTCCATCAACGACTTCGCCTAAGCGTCCATAGAAGCTTTCCAACTGAGGATGTGACTTTTCATACGTGAAAGAGATACCAACCGAGTTCGCATCGATCAATGCAGGTATCGTTTTTAACCGCGCGATAACATCTAACCCAAACGCTTTAAAAATCCTGAATACAGAATCAATCCCCGGAGTTCCATTACGATTTGTGAATACAGGGTTGCGTGTGATGCCGATCGAGTTACGAACGGTTCTTTGGTGATCTGTGTAAATTTTTGTAGCGAAGAGTTTTACGGCAGCTTCTAAGACGCCTGGTTTTCTAAAATCGGTCCACCATCCTTCAATCAAAACTGCGGACAACATTCGGAAATTGAATTCCGCAAATTCTTCGTTCTCTACCAGTCCGACGTTATTCTCCGCACCCGGAGAAACTCCACTCTGAAAAAAATTTGCGTGGAGAGAATGGAATTCTCCCCGCGCAACACCAGAGTTATGGAGAAGAAGTCCGGATTCTAATCTTAGATATCCGTTCGAGTCGAATTGTGAACTTGCTTTTGGCACACGGCAAGAATAGCCTATGTGTTTTGGATAGAAAGTGGTTTAGTAAAACGTTAAACTCGAATGTCCGCTATGTCTGTTCTTTTTTACTTGCCCGTGAATTGAGCCATTTCTCGACATCGGAGATCAGCCAGCCCGAACTTCGCTCTCCAAAATCATATCTTGGAAAAGGAAAATTTCCTCGTTCATCCCAACGTAGTATCGTTTTTTCGCTCTTTCCTAAGATTCTACCGAATTCTTTCGGCGAGTAAAACAGTTTTCTGATATGAGATGAAAGTTTAATTTTTGATGTTTTTGTTACAAGTGCGTTCATAGTTAACCGTTTACTAATATGCAAAATTAGAGTTGTCAATCAGAAAAAAAGAACGTATCATTCTTTAAGGGACTTAGAAGATGATAACGGACAGTAAAATCAATTCGGACCAATTGAAAAAACTCTGGGTGACCGCAAGAGAAGCCGGTGTATCCAAACCGAAGGTGTATGAAATCGTTTTGAATGAAACAGGCTCGGAGTCGATTTCTGCGTTAAGCGCGTTACAGGCAAATACGGTAATCGGAGTTTTAGAAGCGGAACGCCAAAGGATTTTCAAACAAAAACCCAAAGATTCGATTTCAATCTTAAAGAGAAAACTTCAAAAACGTTCTTACGATCAACTTCAGTTGGCGAAAAGCCTCTGTTACAAAATCAATCAAAAGGGTTTTTACAATATTGATTTAGATACGTTTTCAAAAAGGCAATATCGAAAGTCGTTTGATTTGCTCACTCGTAAACAAGCGGCCGGTTTAATTCAGGGTCTAATTGCGATTTTGGGGAGATAGGTTATTAGGAAATTAAAATATATCACAGAATGTTTTGTTTGACTTTCTGGAGAAATTTCCGTCCTTAAACAGCGTCACTTATTAGAAAGGCTACTTCACAGAAAGTTCAGCCAATTAAACAAACCCCTTGAGCCCATAATTTGAGCGATCACGGCCCTTATTTCCCTCGATTTAGATCATTATGCTTTTCATAACATTTACTTTCTGCCTGGGGATCATTCATTGTTTTAAGTTTCCATACGCAAAATCTAAATGCTTGAGATTCGACGTAAGGGATATTTTCGAAAAAAGGAGGCACCTTTCTGCCGCAAGCCATTGAGTAATTCACAAGAAAGAAAAGTAATTCTTCATCGTTAGAAACCTCTAAAGCATTGGTAACTAAATTTTCTTGAATCGCGATGTTCTCACCATTATATGCTCGGACCCATAACCTGGGAACAGGAAATGGGTCATTCAATCTAACGTTTTCTAATTCTTCTTTTTTAAGGGCCAGAGTCCCGAAACTTGGACAACGAGGATCTAATGGCTTCAATGGTATTGGATTATTCATAGTTGCATTTAACGTATCATGACAAATATTTACGGCATGTGATCTGGCTTGTATAGTTTGAAACGTCTTTTCGAACTTTTTGACGCAATTCTTTAAAACTCCATTTGCTACAAATTGAATTGAGTTGTAAATTGGGGGCTTTGAGTCTTTACCACAAATCGATTCATAAGTCTTCATAAAAATGCGGAAACTATTTTCGTCCGTAATCTCTTTCGCATCATTCACATAACCAATTGGAATCTTGATGCTACCATTGCTTGTCTTTACTAAGATTTTAGTAGAATCGTTCTTTACTTTCGCCCTTTCAATTTCTTCCAGATTAGTATAATTCCCGAACTCCTGACAAGGTATCTCTAATGTGTAGAGTTGCAAGTTCTCGCTTTGGAGAGAGATTGTAAAAAGGAACCAAAATAATATTAGAATTACTTGAATTAGAGCTGACCTACTTTTTTCGAACATTTACTTCCTCCAGGTAACATTTACCAGATAAATGTTACCTAATATTTTTTAGTTGGTAGTAAAGGCTAACATTCAATAAAAAAGTTAGCCTATTTAGATCTTACTTTGATATAGGTAAGCATTATGCGGCAATACTCACTTGTCTTTCCCAGGCCATCGAATCTATAGGTAACCATTGCTTTAAATTGGTTACCTGATTCAGTCCTAATTTCTGTGGTCACATTCTCTATCTTTTCGTATCGATTTCCTTCCAGGTGAACATTCATGAGAAATGTTCACCTGGAAGATAGGTCCCAATGCCACATAACTCACAAGAAATGCAATATTTTTGCAAAATTTAGATTTGATTTTGTCGGGGGATTTATTCATACTACACAGGCGATAAGGAAATAAAAATGATGTTGGATACTAAAGAATTACTTCGATTTGAAAGCGAGTTATCGGAAATAAAGGGCGCAATCGATCGATTCGTTCATAGTTATTCAATGGAACAGCAATATTCCTACTACGAGCATAGAGATAGAACCGCAAACGAAATACTATGTTTTTTTGTTACTCAAAAGTTTATGGATCATGTCCCTGATGATTTCTAACCCTCCCGGATCGACCTTATCCAATTCGTCTACGCTTTGAATCACATCTTTTAATATTGGCTTGGCTTGCATTCGAAAATGCAATTTGCGTAAATCCTCCATTGCCGAGATCGATTTCTGAATCTCATCGGGGCTCGGCTGAAACATTGATCCTTCTCCAGTTGGGAACCATATTGGATTAGCACCATATTTTTCTTTCAACTTCAGTAAGAACTGCATATCCATGTCGCGCCCGTTAATGTAACGGCTGATCGATGCCTGAGAATAGCCGGTTTCATTTGCAATCTGAACCTGCGTAAGCCCGAGTTGATTCATAAACTTCTGTAGTCGCTTAGCTTCGTCCGTCATATCCCTTAGCCAAAGGCTAACATTATATAAAAATGTTAGCCTCGAAAAAATATACCAAAAATAATATTTTTTCTTGATTATTATTACTTTCGGTATACAATTGTCGAAAATATACCAATATGAATAATCGTATGGAAAAAACTATCTTACCGGGCGATGAGCGAATCTCGACCCGATACCTTAGCGAATTCGAATGTGATGCGATAAAACGCACTTTGAAATTCAGATTCGGCTCAGTTGCAAAATGGGTACGGCAAAGGGGACTTTCTTATGCAAGCGTTACCCAGACTCTTACGGGATTAGCCAAACACGAAAAGACCCTCTCCATGCTTGCTCGAGAAGGACTTTATAATTTTGAAAATCCATTGGTGGAGGCTTCTGATGTTTGAGAAACCTCGTGGCCGATCGCTACCGATAAAACTTTCGTTTTTTGCTAAGGGAGGAAAGACACTATGTCAACTTGCAAAAAAGCACAACATAACGAAAGTCACAATCTCCAACTGCATTCGAGGAACCCGGACCTCCGCCCGCGTAAACGAAATCCTCCTGACCGAATGGGAAATTTCCGTAGCAGACGCCCGCGAAGCATACAAAGAACATAAGGAAAGAGAAATATTAGGAAACCATGTTACGTTTGAAGAAGCGTTCGAATGGATGGTTCTAAAACGTTTCGAATACCGCACAACGTATAAAGCACTCGTAACCACTTGGGAGGAGTTTCGCAAAGCTCAATACGATCTCGTATATCCAATCTACAAGTCTGCATTCGCTCCGAGGTTTGCCGCATGAAGACAATCAGTGCGATTCATTTACAAGAACTGACACAAGAATATAGACAACGGAGTCGAACTATTCCACGCAATTTTTCAAAGTGCCGAGCAAGGGCGGAAGTGGTGTTCGTGATCGCTCGCGCATATTCCAAATATTTCGAAGAAATCGGTCTACCGCAGGAAGTTTCTAATACTCGAAGAGGTCGACTAATTCAAGCGATGAAATCAAAACCGGATTCGGTAATTTCAGCATTCAAATTACTGAATAAAGCACACGGTAAACTATCCAAAAGGATCGCACAATTTTCCTGCGTTAACGGAGAAATGCCCTGCTCCTGCAAGGAAGTTCGCAAACACAGAACAAACCCATCTGTATATTCTTCTGGAAGACGCGAAAGGAAATTACAATGAGCAAGAAAACAACCAATCTGCCCGTTTGGAAAAAGCCTAAAACGTGCACCTGTGGGAACGTTGCGGAGTTAAAGGAACACTTCGGATATAGAACCAGGGTTTGGAACTATTACGTTGAGTGCGAAGAATGTGAGAGAATTACGATATTCTATCGAACAGCGTTAGATTCCGTCGAAGCATGGAATCGAGATGAACTCGATACGGAGGCCGCGTGAAACTCCGAATCGTATATAAAATCGAAGACGATGGAAAGCGTGACATTTTCGTCGAAACCAAAAACGGAAAATTCGACATCCTCGCATACGACTTCAAATTTCTCACCGAACAAGGAGAGCAAATTCGTATGAACGGTTGGGGAACTCCAAAACAACGAAAGGAACTACTTCGCAAGGCGCGAAGCGAAAGAGATGACAAAGTTTAAAAAAGGAAAAAATGCCGAGCCGTAGGCGGCTGAGATTTGAGAAAGGATCCGAATCAAATCTCAAGACCCGATTGATTTCCGGAAATCATCGGGAACTTGCGGGATCTGAATTATTAGAATATATAAATATACTTATTATATCACGGGCGCCACTATGAATGAAAAGATTATCAAAAAAGCTGAAGGCCTTTCACTACAATATGATTCTGAAAAGGATCGACTTACATTTTTCCTGGGTTTTGTTGAAGGCTATAAACATCTTAAAGGAACGGGCTCCGGAGAAATTTACGAAGCTGGCAAAGCCTATGGAGCGAGAGAATTTCACGAAATGACTTCCCGCAGAGAGGACCGTGCATTTCGAAAGGCGATGAAACAAAAATACAATCATACAAATCAAGAGAGAATAAAATGAAAACGGTTCAACAGATCGCATTTCTGCGCCAGGCGCTATATAAAAAATACTCCGACGAAGTTCTGCTCGAACTCGGAACGGAAGCAAGTGCGACAGAGAAATGGAAACGACTGGCTGAGAAGGCCCTTGTAAGATCCGCAGTCTTCCAAATATACATCGAAAAGAGCGATCAAATCGCCGATTTTGCGGAATGGCAAAACGAAGAACTTACAGAAGAACGCATTCAGCAAGAGAAACAAGAATGAAAGCGTATCCGCTTAAATATCGTAAGGCATTGATTCATTCCGGACTATCCGAAAACGAATTCAAAACTTACTGGAATCGGCTCCACGAAGTTCAAAAAGAAAAACATACTTCAAAAGAACTTGCACTCCTGATATCGATCGAAGCTGAAATGAGACCCGCGTATTTGAATCTGGATCCAAAAGCTGCGGAAGAATATAAGAAAAACGGAAACCTTACAAAAATCCATAAACAATTCCTGGGGATGATCGTATGAAAAGTTACGTATATCTGCAACCTGCAATGCTTCACTACAAAAGAAAAACGTTATGGACTCGAATCTGTGGTCTTTTCTTAGCGGAGGAAGGTCGTGAATAATTCAACATTGTCTGTGTTCACCGAAGTTCTTCTCGCGCGTCATTCCATACTGATGACTCTCATTGGAATGCGCTTCCAAAATAAAACACAAATGCTCAAGGCATCCATAGATACCGAGGCGACAAAACTCGCATTTCTTAAAAGACGAGGATTGCTTCCGGACTATGAGGAATTCTTAAACGAACTCAAATTAGAAACAAAGATTTTGGAGGAGAAGAATGTCCAAGAAAAATAAGAAGGACACAAAGGCTTCTAAGCCACAACCCGCAAAGACAAAGGCTTCGGAAAAAAAGAAGCCGGAGTCCGTTGCGAAGGTTTGGCAAGAAGAGGAAAATTCGGCAACGACTACAGCCGGAGAATCGATGGCGTTAGCGATCCCAGCGGAGTCTTCGCCCACTCCGTTGGTAACGCCGGAACTACGGAGAGCAAGACTCAACTACCTGATGCACCAAATCGGTGCAGGAACCGAGATGATTCGGGTCGGGCAAGAAACCGTACTCGTTGCGTTAGCCGAAGTCAACCAGGAACAGCTTTTTCTTGAAGTTCCCGGATGTACCGGGATGGAGCAGTTTGTAACCGAGAACACTGTTTTCGAGTGGTGGAAAATCGAAAAGGCTCTTCCTGCGGTAGACAAACTTTTCTCCTCCGAAATCAACCGGAAATCTCTGGGTGGCAAAAGCGACAAAGCGCTTCTTCGGATCATCGAAGGACTCCGGGAGGAGAACGCACTTTTCGAGGACGGAGAAGTACGCTTCCCGGATGGAAGAGCGATGAGCCTTTCCGATTACGAAAAAAGTTTCGCTTCTAAGAATCAGAAAGAGTTTTCGAAAATCCTTTCGGATAAAGACAAGCGGATCGGAGATTTGGAAAACCAGGTTACGAATACGAGAAACGAAGCCGCAAGTTACAAAGCTTCGATGGATGAACTTCATAAAATCGTAGACGACCAAACTCGTGACACTGGAATTTCTCCGGAAGTAAGGAAAGCATTTCGAGAAAGACGGGAACTTTCAGGAATTCTAATGGAATCATTGAATTCGATCCAGTCGCAGGCGGATGTAATCCTGGCGGCACACGATTCCGATTTTTCGAAACTCGATCATAGTTTAGAAAACGGTAAAGTAGTTTCGATCTTTCTAACCTCTCTTTCCGGAATCTACAAATCGATTCATGAAAAATGGTCGGATTGTTTGCCGGTTCCCATGACGGAGGATCTTGGATGAAAGTTCTGGATTTAGGAATTGTGATACCACTGTTCCGTGAGTGGAACTATGCAAAAACAGTAATACAAAACTCGAAAGTCCGAGGTGAAATTGTTCAAAAGGCGATTCGAATTCTCGGACTTTCTAAGCCGCGTATTTACGATATCTTCAACCGCTTGGAAAAAGGAGAAGCGGTCGTTTCGGTTTCGAAAGTGAAACGTAAAAAAACAGGATCCAGGCTCGGGAGTTTGGAAAAAGATCTTCGTGACAAAGAGGGATTCATTCTTTCAGAACTCATGTACGCCGGTGAAGTTCTACACGAACAAAAGAAAAAAACGAAAGCAGAAGGGAATGCGAAAACCGTTGGTTACGCACTCAATCGCGATTACGGTAAATCGCAGGAATTTGCAATCGAGCTTGGAGAGAAACTCGGAAAGGTCCGTGCTGGCGTTTGGGACAGGCACAAACTCGGGAGATGGTTACGAGACAAGGGACTTGCAAGACGTCAAGTGAAACAACCATTGGCATCGATCACTTGGTCGGAGCCGTACGCAAATCGTGCGTGGATGATCGACGCCTCTCCGCTGAACGCGGTGTATTTGCATCCATCTAAAAAATATCTTGCGGTTCGCCCGGATCTGGAAGCGGGACTAACGCGTATTTACGAAGGATCGGAAGACTCTCAATTACGAAAGATTCATATCTATGTCGCGGTGGATGTTCATTCAAAGGCGTTTTTTGTGTATGCGTATGCACCGAGCGCGATCGGAAGCGATTCAATTCATGGAGGAGAGAATTCAACAGACTGGGCGGACTTCTTTTCAAGAGCCGTCCTTCCAAAAGAAGACGATTACATTCCCTTACAAGGACTTCAAGAGATACTTTACACAGACGGCCACTCCGCATTCAAAACACTCGATCCGTTTTTTCATCGATTGGGTATCAAATGGATTCCCCACTTTCCAGGACACTCCAAGGCTAAGGGTCCGGTAGAATCTCGCATATCCGCCATTAAACGAAGTTGTGAAGTTCGAATTGTAAAAGGAATGATTTCGAATCTCGACGAGTTAAACGAACTCCTTTACCGTTATCAAATTCACAGGAACGATAAAATAGGAAGTTATGCGAAATGGCTCGCCTCTGTTCAAAACCATCCGATCCGCGCTGTTACGAAACAGAACTTGAAAGACGCGATGGTGTCCGAACTCATTCGGGACGTTGACGCCTACGGGTGTGTTTCCATCGAAGCAAGAAAATACCTTCTGCGTTACTCAGCGGATGAAGTCGCGATTGATCGCTGTGGGGAAAAAGTTTCGATCTACAAACGATACGACGGTTCCTACATCGCAACGACAAGCGAAGGGAAACACCTCTTATTGGATGACCAAGGACCGATCGAACGTACGTCCGGATCGTATGAAAACCTCGGTGGTAGAAAAGGATTTCGTGAAACTGAGAGAGTAAAGAACCGAAAGAAAGCTCTGAGAGGCGCAAAGTCCGTGGAACGAACCCTCGTTCTCTCTGATGTCCTTCCGGATCTACCGGAGACTCCATACGGAAAACTGAATATTCCAAAATTGGAAATGAAGACTCATACTCCAGCACCGCCCCAGGAATTTTCCACGGTGGACGACGCGTATGATTGGCTTCTTGAGGAACTTGGATTCAGTGAAGAAATTCCGGATGAGGAAATCGACAAGATCGTTCTCTATAATCTGAAATCCTGCAAACGCAAAATAGGATCGATTCCCGCACAAGAGGTTCTCGATCTCGTGGAAATGATCAGCGAGTATTTCGCAAGTAAGGAAAGACAAAGATGAACGCACTTCTTACAAAACAGCCGGATTTCGTAAATACTCGAAACACCGACAAGATCACCAAACTATCGTATCAGGCTGTTAAAAACAATTCCTGGCTTGCGATTACGGGAGAGGTCGGGATGGGGAAGACATATCTGTATAACAGTCTTCTTGAATTCTTCACAAACCAGCCGCACAAATACATCCTCGTTCACGTAGGACCGGCTTGGGAGAGTTCGCTCGGCGGCCTTTCGATCGCATTTGTGATGAAACACATGATCAAAGCGATTCGTCCCGGAGAACAAGTTCCGGGAAACTTAAACGAACGATATTTCAAGCTCCGAGAACTTTTGATCTGGGCGCGCGGTGTTGGGAGAAAAGTCGTTTTGATCATCGACGAAGCGCAGGCGTTACGGATCGGCGGACTCCGCGACTTAAAAAAAGTCTGGGAAATCGCGCATGAAAAAGACGATCACCTCTTTTCGATCCTAATGTTTATGAAACCGGAAGCCCGTATTTCAAGTATTCTTTCCAGCCCAGAAATCGGATACCGAACAATTCAAGCTCCGATGAATCAGCTCGACCGTTCTGAATTGATTCGCATTGCGGAAGAAGGGTTTAAAGTCAAATTCGAACGCGGCAAAACCGGAGAGAAAACAAAGGAATTACTCATTCGAGGATGCAGATATCGAACTCCTTTAGCAATTCGTAATGCACTTTTGGGAATCGCGTTCGCATACCCAGAGGTTTTGTCGGACTCAACGATCCGAGAAAATCACGTACGCAACTTTCTATCCGACGGTTATCTCCGAATCATGGATCGACTTAAAATATCCGTAAAACAGATACGAGAAGGAATCAAAGAACGTTATCAAAAAGATTTGGATAAGGTTACGATCGAAAACGCGATTAAAGGAGACGGGGACGTTTCCCCCGAAATCGAAGCCATCGTAAAGAACGAACTGATCGGTAGGATTCGTGGTAAAACCAATCAGTACGACAAAACGATTTTCACAGAAACACATGATGATTTTTGAATAAAGGAGGATAATCATGACAGCAAAAAAGAAGACAAAGAAAAAGTCCGTGAAGACGGCTAAGAAAAAGGCAATCCCCAAGGCGAACACTGTGAAATCCACCTCCAAGGGTGTGGCAGTTGACGTAACGCCGGAGATGGAAGGAGGAAACCAAGATGGCCAAAGCTAAGAAAGCGAAATCCGAAACTAAAAAAACCGAAGAGAAATATCCTCTCGTAGATCTTCCAAATAACGAATACAAAAGTCGAGCCGATTTAGAAAGGGCGATTGAATATATCGGGGAACAGATGCTTGAGAAGGATCGACTTTCAAACGAAGCCGAATCTAAAATTGCAGTGATTCGATCCAATCTCGAAGATGCCTTGTATCCGATTCAATCCAAGATTGAACATGCAACAAGCGGTGTTGCTTTTTATGTTAAAAGTTATCGAGATGAACTTTTTCCGGACCCAAATCTCAAAACGTGTAAGATGATTTCAGGATCGATTCAATTTCGAAAGATTCCAGCTTCCGTAAAGACAAAAGGAACAGCCAAATTTTTTGAAAAGATCCTTGCCGCGAATGGACTATTACAGCGTTTCAATGACTGGGCGGCAAAGTTATCAAACGTGTTTATTCGTGTGAGAATCGAACTTAACAAAGAAGCAATTCTTGCAGAACCGCTTCGCGCAAAACAAAAGTTAGGTGTTGAAATTAACGAAGAAAAAGAGCGTCTTTACATAAAACCTTCTCGACTCGAAGACGAAATTTCTGCGGATGCAGACGTAGAAGCCGCGTGAAAAGAAAAGACATAGGGGACAGGGCCTTAGATTTCTGTTTGGAAACATTCAACGAAAAGGAATACGGTTCCCTGTGTCTTATTCTAAATTACTAAAACGCAGAGCGTATAATCTTTTTGTAATATCCGGTTACAACCCGGAGCAGATTGCAAGCGCTCTGAAACCAGAACATCCGAAGCTCACTGCGAACACGATCCGAAATTGGTTGTCCGAGATCGACGAGACGACTGGGACTACGCCGGAACAAGATCGCGAAAAAGCGCTCTCAAACGCAAGAAACGAGGCCTTAAAAGATGCGGAGATCAGTCTTACAACGCTCCGTGTAAATACGGTTCGAACATTCAAAGCTCTCAAAAGTCAGATTTTCGATAAACAAGGAAATTTGACGGTTGAATTCAAATCCGGAGAAGGAGCTTTAAACACCTTCCGTGGATTGATGAACGACATAGAGCGTATGCTCGAAAAAGAGAAAGAACGAGTGGAGCCGGTCGAAGTCGCTCGAGGTGTCCACCGAGCAATCAAAGATACTCCTGCGTTGCATACGTTTCTTAAAGCGCATCCAAAAGTTTTTTCTCAATACATAGAAAATATCAAACGTGAAGTTTCTATGATGAAGGACATCGACATCGATATCGCATTCCTCCCGGAGTTAACCGATGGCGAAGACTAAATCCAAAAATGCTCAGGAAGAATTCTTTCAAGAACTTGATAGCCTTGTAGGGAAACCATCGACAGGACGCGACGGAACGATGGAAGAGTTTCTCACTCAAAACGTTTTTGTGAAAGGTGACGATGATCTTATTCCTTACAGTTTTGAAGGTTACTCTTTTTGGCAAGATATCTGTAGAGAATCGCAAGATCATCCGTACACTGTTTTCCTAAAAGCCGCGCAAATCGGTTATTCAGTCTGGGCTTTGGCACGGCTCATTTGGAAAATTTATGGGTCCAGCTACAAAGCCGGAATTTATTTTCCGGACGATACTTCGATGAAAGATTTCGTTCAAGATCGAGTCGAACCGTTTCTCAATCAATGTCCTATTTTAAAACCTCATCTTAACGACTCGAACGTAGACAACACAAGAACGAAAAAAATTGATAAGGCCACGCTTGTTATGCGCGGGACTTGGACAAAGCGCGGAACCAAAACAGTCGACTTGGATATCGTGATGCTCGATGAGGTCGATGAACACGACGAAGAAAATATAGAGTTCGTCGGTGACCGACTTCTCGCTTCTAAGTTAAATTGGATGATGCTTGGCTCCCAACCTTCACTTCCAAACGTGGGAATCCATGCGGAGTTCTTGCGAACCGACCAAAGGTTCCGTCTTTTAAAATGTCCTTCTTGTACACGTTGGACAAATTTAGTAGAGCGTTGGCTCAAAGAGCCAATCAGTATATTCGGTTTTAATGATAAAGAGGCATTGAAAAGTCCGAATACAAAGAACATTTTTTACGCTTGCGAACATTGCGGTCGAAAACTGAACAATCAAAAAGGGGAATACGTAGCGAAAACAAAATCTGATCGACATGGATACCAATGCTCACAGCTCTTTACACCGAGAAATCCGTTTTTCATATATAGTAAGCTACTGGACGCAGTAACGAGTGCGAAAAGAAAAAACCTGACAATTTCTATTATCGGATGGCCCTCCAGTTCTGACGAAGAGCAACCTTTACAGATTGATGAAATTCAAAAATGGGAAGGAGACCAAGGACTCAAAGATCATTCTCCATATTTTACTTACCATGGTGCGGATCAAGGAGACACGGTTCATGAGGTTTTCGGGGAACCAACATTGGACGGAAGAATCCGAATTATCGGACTTCACAAGATAAGCGTACTGGAAGAAGAACGTTATGCGGAACATATCACCAAGTTCAGCGTTCTGAATGGAATCATCGACGCTTTACCGAACCGGAATTGGTCTTTACGAATGGCGCTTAGGTTTCCTGACAATTTGAAGATCCAATATTTTACAAAAAAGTTTCGTGAAAATTCAGAGGTGGTCCTCGGTGCGAATGAAGTTGGCGTTATCAATGTAAACCGAGACGACTCTCTCCAAGACACAGTGGATGCAATCAAAAATGGTCTTTTCATATTCCCGAATCCTCTCTTGCTTTCTGAGTCAGATCTTAAAGCATACGAAGAATTTAAATTTCACCTTACTATGCTTGTCCGCGAAAAAGGAGAAGACGAGAACGGAAAACCACTCTGGTCGTTTAAAAAAGGAGTCCCGAACCATTATGGTATGGCTCTTAATTCATTAAGAATTGCTTATGAAACCTCGGGAACGGGCTCCGGTGGATCAGGATACGGAGGGTTTGCATAATGAATTTTTGGCAAAGATTGGCTCATTATTTTTTAGGCACTTCCTCATTTATGGAGTTTGCCGGAAGCTCCAAGAACCTGAAAGACTTTCGGCAAGAGACTGAATCTTTTGTTCAAGATGTAAATCCATCATTTCCTTTAGAATCTATCCCTCTGATCAAAAAGCTCGTGATCGCTTTCCCGGATCTTTCTCAAGCGGTAAAAAGATCGCTTACTCTTGGAAATTCCGGAATTGAATGGAAGATAGACGCGGACGAGAATGGCAAGAAAAGGATTCAAGCCGACATTGATATATTTTTCAAAAGGCATCGTGGTATCACGAACCACTTACTCAGGCAAGTTTTGACAACCGGCGCTTTATCAGCTGAGATTGTTCCGTCTTTAAATCTTGATTCCGTAGCGGAGATTCGTCTGATTTCTGTTGAGAATGTTAGATTTAAAAAGCAATTGGACGAAAACAATATCGTCCGTTTTGTCCCTTATGAAAAGGGAAAGTTCGGTTATATTCGACTCAACGAAGAGCAGTACATCTACGAAGCGATCGAGCGAGAAGAGGATTCTCCATACGCGATTCCTCCTTTTCTTTCCGCTATCCGTTGGATCAATTCTCAGTTTAAGACTCAAGAAAATATCGACAAAACTTTAAATAAATGGGGGCTACTCGGATTTATTATTGCGAAATTCAAAAGGCCGCGACTCTTACCAGGAACGGATGCAAAGACTTACGAAAATCAACAGAGGGAATTTTTACAAGGTGCGAAAGCATCGTTCGAAAAGAATTCTCAATCCGGTTTTCTTGCAACGTATGACGATACGACCGTTGAACACCACACGTTAACCGATGCTTCCAAGACCGGGGGATTCGAGGCGATCTCTCGTTACATCGAAGAACAAATTTCTTCCGGTGCTGATACGGACTTGTTTATTCTCGGTCGGTCTTATTCGGTAACGGAAGCGTATGCTAAAATCGCGGGTAAACTGTTTCTCCTCAAACTCGGAAACTTTGCGTATCCGGTCATTCAACTTCTCATCCGCGCAATTACACTCGATCAGTTACTCAAAGGAAATCGTTTTCAGTCAATAGATGCAAGTTGGAAGAAATCGATTTCGCTCGATCCACTTTCCGATGCACAAGCAAAACTAACGGAAGAGCAAGTAAAGAATCAGGAATTCCAACTTGTTCTTTCTATGGTAAAGAGCGGAGCGATTAGTCCTGATGACGGAGCAAAACTCTTAGGACGAGACCAATGGTTTGATCCCGATAAATTAGAAACTCAAGGTGGCACAGGCTTTGGTTTCTCCGAAAGCCCGGATTTAGGGAGTAAAAAAAAACTCCTGATGAATAGGCAGTTCGAACAAACTTCACGCGTTTGCGGAGACCTCGACACTCTTGTAGAGCTTGGTGCTTGGACCAAAAAAGAGAAAGAAGTATACGCTTCGATCGAGGACGCCTTTGTCTCTCATTTCTTTTCCTCTTACGAAGATCGAGTCAAAGAGGCACTCAATCAAATTTCTAAAAAGGGAATTTCAAAAACGGATGCGATCAATTCGATTTGGGATGCGTTAGAAAAAGAGCTTGGAAACAAGTTTCCGGAAGAAACGGCTAAAGCGTGGAGGGAAACTATCTCAAAAGCCTGGGACGCGGGACAAGATACAAAGAATCCGAATTCAAAAACAAGCCCTCCAAAAGTTCAAGCAAACAAAGACATATTAGATTTCTTTGATAAAGGATACAAATTCGATGTTGGAAAGCAGTTTGATCGCAAAGATGATATAAACAAAATCGAGGAAGCAATTCGAGAGGCAGTCGAGACAGGTTCAACCGATGAAGTAATACGGAGGCTTCAAGATGAGTTGCTTGGACCGGCGACGAAAGAAACGCCCGGTAAGAAAAAAGAAGGCGAAGTTCCGACAGAAGACCCCAAGGCAAGGCTTAGAAGAAAGTTAGGCGACATCGTGAGAGGTCAAATTCTCAGATCCCGAAATTTTTCTCGGACTGAAAGGTTTGAACAAATCGGAATCAAACGTCTCGAAATCGTGGCAGTGATGGATGATCACACATCTTACATTTGTCGAGAAATGAACGGAAAAACGATCGAAGTTCAAACTTGCGTTCAATACGTGCGTGAATTTTTAGCGGATGATCCAACCCGAGACAACTTCTGGAAAGATCGGCAAAATCCTTCCGAGTCAGAACTGAGACAGCTGGACATTGCTTCTAAATCCGGTGATGAAATCACGAGTTTCCTAAGAAACAAAATGCCTCCCTATCACGCCGGAGGTTGTAGAACCACAGCCGTCGCGGATTTCAAATCGGAGTCAACTTCATGATTTCTGAAATCACTTCTCTTAACATTCAGGACCGAGCAAAACTTTATAACGAGTCTTTCCCGAATTACGCACCTTTGCACGTTTTCAAGGACCGAATATATGGTGAATGGGAGCTTGGACAAAATTACAAAAACACTTCCGATTACCACGGCGCTTATCCGGAGCAATATTTAAAAAGACTTCTTCCCATGTTTCCGGACAAAAGCAGAGTTCTCCACCTATTCAGCGGCAAAACTCCACCCGGTCCTTACATCCGTATGGATAAAAATCCAGAATTAAAGCCTGAAATCGTCGGCGATGCGGAACTTCTTTCCTCTTATGTTCGTGCGATTTTGGGTCATCCACTTGATTTAATTCTTGCAGACCCACCCTACACAAAAGAAGACGCAAATCATTACGGTTTTCTAATGGTTAGTAGAAGTAAAGTCTTGTCAGAAGCCTGGAAAGCGCTCGAAACCGGAGGGCATCTTGTGTGGCTGGATCAAGTAGTTCCTCAGTACGCGGGAGATAAATGGATTCTCGAAGGTAAGATTTATCTTTCTATTTCAACGAACCACAGAGTCAGAGCAATTTGTATCTTTAGGAAAGTATAATATGAAATGTCGTGTTTGCGAAGAAGAATGTACGGATGGATTTGATAATGACTTCATTGATGGAGAATGCCTTCCATGCCGTGCAAACCGAGAATGTGATGAATATGAAAAAGCAGAAGCAGAGGAATTGAAACTTTTCAACAAGATGCACGACACGGATTTCACAGAACAAGATTTCTACTTCGCTTGTTATTATAAAAAAATCAAACTCAAAACTTTAGGGGAATTTCCAAAATTACAAGACGTCTATCAATATGCAAAGATGCAAAAAAAAGCGGATAGTTACAATCGAACTTTAGATCATCCCGCGGCGAAAGATAGCGATGTTCCGTTTTAAATATTATATAATAGGAGAGGTACGTAACAAAAATGAATGATGATATGGAGTTGATAACGGGAATTTTATTTTATACGTTTTGGACCACAATTTTTGGTTGGTTCCTAATCGCAGTAATTACGCGAGCTATCGTAGATTGCATAATGTTTGTTACCTCGTGGTTTCGTTCCGAACCGGAACGAAACGATTTACAAACGTATGTTTCAGATGCTATCGGTTACAAAGGTGAATTCAAAGACCGAGTCATGGCGAAGGCATTGCTTAGAATAGCAAGAGAGGTCGATTTATTAAGGGACAAACTGAAATGAAGAAAGTGCGGTCTTGCTTTGGGTTGTTCGATTCGAATACGTTGAGGTTTTTTGGAGATAAAAAATATGAATAATGAAAGAAGGTCTGTTCTCGAAAAAATAAACAAACTACTCGCGCTTTCGAATTCACCGAATGCCAACGAAGCAAAGAGCGCGGCAAAACAAGCCTCTGAACTAATTCAGCGGTATAATGTTGAGGCGACTGAATTAGAACGAGGAGTTATAATCGAATACAACTTACCAATCGGTAAAAAACGGTTTCGCCATTGGCAAGTTGGACTAATAGCAGCTATAGCCAAATCTAATTTCTGTAGTATCATCTTAAATCATTCGTGGCCCACTTCGTTTATTATTCTCGGCAGAGAAATAAATGTCGAAACAACGCATTTGATGTTCCAATATTTATCGGAAGTAGCACTCAGGTTAGCGCCTAAACAAAACCAAACTAACTTTTTAGAGGGATTCGCGTATGGAATAGCAATGCGTCTCCAAGAAACCTTCGAACACTGGGGAATAGAAGAGAAAACATCTATTATTCGCATTAAAAATGAAGACCAAGTTGCGATAGAAAAATTTAAAGAAGAGAATTATAAAAATTTAAGAAAACATAATAATAAAAATCTTAATATACGGAACAATGAGTTTCAATCGGGCGTTGACAAATCCTCGAACGTAAGTCTTGCGAGACAAGTAAAGGAACCCATAAAACTTTTGGGGTAAAACGTTTATGGATCAAAAAATCGAATGCCCGCATTGTAAGAAAAAATTCGATTCGCCAGAGCCCGAGGCGATTCGAATGGCACGTTTCGAAGATCAATGGATGAACCATTGCGAGGAAATGTTTCGCAAAGGTTGGCGTCCAGGCAAGTTTGAAAACCTTCCTGAATTCCTACAAACGAAACGCATAGGTCTTTACTATGAGAAATTAGAGAAAAGGATCAAAGCCAGAAAAGAAGCGACTTAGCAGACATCGAACTTTTCTAAAATTGTCTCTATCGAACTATTATAGGATACCATCCCGGATGGATGAGATTCTTAAATATCTGCCTCTCTTTTCTCCGTTGTCCGTATTCCTTTGGTTTCTGATCAGAAAGGAAGTAAAAGCTCAAATATTAAAATTTCGTGATGAGCAAAGAGAATTCACTGAAATGAAAATCAAAGAAGTAAAAGAAGAATGTAAAAATCTTTTGTCCCAAGAACGTATTAAAACAGATCGTCTCTCGGATCGGATAATGGAATTAGAAAAATCGCATACATTGGAAATCGCCTTACTTCGACAAACGGCTTCCACGACCGATAGGCGGTTAGATATGATCGAAACTCGAATCGAAAAACTGGACACCAAGTTCGATGAGAAGTTTGACGAACAAAAAGAACTCCTCCACAAAATCCATTCAAAGTTTCAAAACGGAGGAACCCCAAAATGATTTTACAAATCCTTAATTTTCTACTTCCACTGATTCGGAGGTTTTTGAGTCAAAGGGAAATTCAAACAAATCAAAATTACTGGAACGAATCTTCGGCGGCAGTAGCAAACACGAAGAAAATCTCTAAAGAAGAAGCGTTCGATTCACTTTCCAACATTCCATTTCAGCGAGATCCGATCTTTTGTCTGCCGGTTTTGAATCCTCATATTACTTCACGTTATGGATGGAGATACTTAAACATCGACGGAAAAAAATCCAAACAATTTCATTTGGGAATTGATCTTGGAGGTTATAACGATGTTTTCGCTCCGGAAGACCTTGTGATTAAAACCGTTCTTGGAAGGGATCGAAAATTTCCCGTTAAGTTCCGCTGGGAAAAAAACACCTGGGTCAATTTAGTAAAATCGGGCGAGGTTCCAGAGGACCGCGCATGGACTCCATTCGTTCTCGCTGTTGGCGTTCACTCAAAAAACCTTTATAAGTTTAAACACACGGACGCAAAAGTTAAGAAAGGCGATAAAGTTAGCGCCGGTGATCTGATCGGAAAATCCGGGAACTATGGATACAGTTTAGGTGCTCACTTACATTTCGAAGTTTGGCCTTGGGATGAGAAAGCACAGGATTGGAAGTCCGAAACCGATCCCGAAAAATTCCTAAAATCCAAAGGGCTGTTATAAGGAAGGTTACACATGATCGAATCTATTATCGAACTTCTTCCAACCGTGCTTCTCAACGGACTTTATATGAGTCTTGTCTTAACCGTTTCTCAAGTATTATTTCGGAATTTTCCTCATTATATCTTCCTTAAAAACAAGAGACTCGTTGTGTTCATCATCGCTACGTTAATCGCCATTCCGTATAATATCTTCTATTGGTTTACGAGTCCGGAAGTGTTTACGTACTGCGTTTCTTTTGATGGAGTTAAGGAAGAGATTTGTAAAGTTCTTCCGGGATGGACGCTTGCGGTTTATCAAGCAATACGGCTTTTCGTTTGTTACCTTGCGACGATTCTACTCTACAATAAAATCGTGAAAGGGATTTTTGAAAGATCCGGGCTCGGACACGCAAAACCTGAGAGTGAAAGAGAAGAAAAAACGGAGGAATTCCAATGAGTCGAGTTTTGTTTTTCGTTTTGTTTCTTTTTATCTTTCCTTTAAACTCTTGCATAACGGTTGCTCAAACTCCGGATTCAGTGGGAATGCCTACTGTCTTACGTACGGAAGCAAAGGACCAAGAAAAAAAGGGTGAAAAGAAAGTTGCCATCCTCTTAAAAGCCGCCGCCGATTCCATCGAAGCGGGGGACAAGAACGCTCGTGCCGCCATCAAAGGAGAAAAGAAAACCCAAAAAGAAAACGCGACTCTTCAACGTGAAGCCGGGTGGGGTGACGGACTCCAAAGTCTCGGTTGGTTTGTTATTATTGTTGTCGCTGGAATTGTGTTGGTTCTCGTACTGATTCTTATTCTAAAAGACAAGATCCGGATTCCCTTCATTTCAAAATACTTACCGATCGGAAGCGGTGGAAACGCTTCTATCTCTTAGATTTATCTTTCAAATGTCCCTGAAAACAGGGACATTTCCTAAATTTTGTTTGATCTTTTTCGTTTTTCTTAACTATGTATAATAATAATCTATTATTAGAATTCTCGCTAAACCCACGTATTTTCCTAAATAAACTTAAAAGAACTGAAATTCAGTTACGTTTTTAACGCACATTCCCGACGGGGGTAACGCTCGCGGACACGACCTCGTCCCGCATCGTTCGTTTTGCGTATTTTTTTCAACAACGGACGAAATTCCTCCCAAGGGATTACAGCATTTAATAATACCAACGGATCTCCATCTTTTGGTAACTCTTCAAAATGGAATACTAAATCAAATAGGCCTGGTAATTTTTCTTTCATTTGGGCGTTTTTCACAACCTTACTTCTTTTGGTTTCTACTTTTTGATTTCAGCATTATCGCAAAACAACGATTTTATGAATTACTCGATTATTGCTTCCATTTTTCGGATTTTATAGAGGTGCCCTTTGTTTATTACTCGGAAATATCAAAATAATATTATAAATTCGTTCCAAAAGTTGAAATGTAGGATTTCCCTGAAAAAAGCCGTAATCCAACATGTTTTCGATTTTTCAGACGCTAAAATAATAGAAAGAATCGTTCGAGATTCCCTTTATATTCCGCAAGGTCCGACTGAATGGCTCTATGATTTGCCTACAAAGTCGGCTGCTTCGGTTACTACTCAGAACTATATAACCGGGTGTCCAAAATTCTGACTCAAAATGAATGGTACCCTATTCTGTAGAGATGAGTAATGTAGAAATATCTGATAAAATTGCCGGTAGTATAAGAACCATTTTCCTTTGATATGTCTATAACGCCACACTTCCGTTATGTCTCGCTCTTTACGCTTTTTAATCCACTTCCGCTCATAATGTTTTTCCATTATGCCACTCTTTTCAATCAGCTCATAATGTTTGTATCCGTCTAAGCTTCCCGAATCCGTAATCGCTTCTTTGCACTTTCTTTCATCTACATAAAGAAATCCCTTTTCTTCTTCGTAAGTATAAACCTCCGAAGTGTCATCATCGAAATGTTTCTCAATAACTAAATAGTTTACCCTAAAAAGATTACGGCAACCTTCAAATTCCCTGAAAACTTCTTGTACATTCGATTCTTTGAATATATTACTTTCATGCGGATATATATAGAAAGAAGATTCATAATAACGACCACCAAACCCGTACTTATACTTATCATCATTTTGGAGAAATGGACGGATATCATGGGTATCGAGTCGAAATTCGTTGAGTAACTCGGCATCCGAGGAAATCTCCCGGCAGCCCAGAGGTAAAAGCCCGAAGGTAAGATAAAAAATAAATACCAGGGCTTGTATCATCTTTATAAAATCCAA